GTCTCGCGTTCACCTGTTCTAGCACTATCTCAAGGAGACTCCTTAGTGCTAGTGACATCGCTATGTGACAATGGTTTCACTTGTGACAGACGTTGCGCTTTTAATACAGCCTCGTGGCCCTTGGAAATTATGTAAGCAACAGAGCCAGTAGCCACATGACAGTACTTCGCCACTTGTTCCAATGTTAAACCACGTTCCCTAAGCACATAGGCCTGCCTGCACACCTCGGGCGTATGTTTGGTGATGCGATCATCGAAGTCGTCGTCTGGGTCGATCAATGGCGTGCCGTCGGTGTCGACCTCGGTGCCGTGTGGGTAGGACATCAGGCCAGCCTTGACCGCCTTAACCACCAGGTGCTTTGCCTCGGCCAATAGCTGGATGCGTGTGATTTCGTGCGTTGGTTTCATGTTAGAAGATTGGTGATGGGTCGGAGAAGCGGCAGAACTGCCCGTCGTACCATAGAGGAACGATGCCGCACTCGCCGTCTCTTTGTTTTGCAATGGCGATAATAGCCTCGCCTTTGGGCTCATTGCGAACTCTATCGAGCAGCAGCACCAGGTCGGCATCACGCTCGATCTGCCCGGAGTCGGCCAGGTCGGTGAGTCTAGGAGCACGGGCCTTGTCCCGTTCGTTCTCTCGATTGAGCTGGGCCAAGGCAACCACGGCTGTCTTGGTGTCTGAGGCCACAGCCTTGAGCTTTCCACTCACCTCGGCGATCTCGTATGTGCGTTTCTCTGCCGCCTTGGATCCATGGATCTTCTGTAGGTAGTCGACCAGGACGAGGCGCACGCCCGATTTCCTGACAGCCCGACGGATCACCGCGGTGATGGTGGCAATGCCTGAGATGCCCGAGCCTGCTGCGAAGTGTAGCGGGCTGCCGGCAATCTTGGCGGTGGCTGCACCCATTGCACGCATACCGCCCTCGTTGAGGTCACCGGTCTTGATGTCCTGCATGGGCACCGAGCCTATAGTGGAGACCATCCGGCGAACGATGGATTCGTCGGACATCTCCAGGCTGATGAACAGTGTCGGGATCCGGGAGTCGATGGCGGCAGCCTTGGCAATGGCGATTGCGATGGCGGTCTTTCCAATGGATGGCCGGGCAGCAATGATGGCCAGCTCGCCCAGTTGGAATCCATCGGTCATGGAGTCCAGGCGCCTGAAGCCGGAAGTGATTCCCGACAGGTGGCCTTTCCGGGCGAATCGCTCCTGTGTGGAGTCGATGAACCTACCGACAACCGACTTCGAGGATTGCACCTCTTCCTTGGAGGCCTCAACGGTGAGCCCTGCTTCGGCATTAGAGACGATTTGATCGACGGAGAGGGTGGAGACAGCGGACTCACGGATCAGACGGTCCCCAGCGAATCGTAGCTGCCTCCGATGGTGAGCCTCTAGGACGGCTTGGGTGAAGGCCGGATGGTTTGCCGGGCTGGGGCATAGCTCGTCGCACTTGTTCAGATCCTCGAACGGTGGGGCGATCTGAGGCATGGAGCGCTTCCAGTCTTTCACCACGGTCGTCACGTTCACCGGGTCGTTCTTTGCAACGAGGCCCTTGGTGATTTCGTAAAGGCTCCGGAGCTTGTCGTTCTGGAAGGCCTCTGTCGGAATCTTGGCAAACACCTCGTGGCAGACATCCGAGCCACCATTGAGACAGGCGCCAATCAGGCCGAACTCGTCGTCCTCGGCAAAGTAGGGGTCGCTCATTGGTAGTCGGCTGGGTTGTGGCTCAGGGTTCTTGCCGCGGGGGGTACGCCAGCGCAAGGCAGCAGAGGGCTTCGAGATTTGTCGATCTCTCCGTTCCAGTGATTCAACAGGGTTTCCAGTTCTTTGCGAAGGTACTGGTCGTTCGACTTATAGCGTGCTTCCAAGGCAACAAGGTCTTCCTCGGGTGTGTTGAATGCGAAGACCTCTTTTAAGGCCTTGATCTCCTTGGTGCTCCATTGGGTGGTGGGTCGACGGCGAACCATTGCACCGACTCGTAAACGGAAGGCTTCGAGTTCAGGTGGTAGGTCCCTCGGAGCCTTCTTTGTATCTGTATCTAATGGAGAAGGAGAAGGAGAAGGAGAGCTATGTTGCGGCCATGCTCCGGCCATTGGGGTCGCCATTGGGGTCGCTATGGCAACCCCATTAGGGTCGCCATTGGGGTCGCCATCGTCTGGGCATTTATTCCACCTTTTTGCTGCTCCATTGGTTCCTGCAGCCGATTGCCGGGCTTTGAAGGCATTCTGTTCTTCCCGGACTTTCTCTAGTCGTTCGTTCTTCAGCGTATGGCCATCGGATAGCCGGAACTTAGCCATGACATAGCCAACGCATGGCGACCCCATAAGTCCGGCTATCCTTGCCACACGGTCGGGATCGTTTGGAATGCCCCCCTTGGTCCATTGGTGGCAGAGGAGTCGGATGTACCCACCGACCTCTTCCGCACTCATGTCTGAGGTGCCTGCTAGGAAGTCGTCAGCGTAGAACTGAAACGCCGGCGCCTTTCGTTTGGATTCCTCGCTCATTCCTCACCTTTCGATTCGAGGTAAATCTTCCGGTTCTCAATGGCGTTCTTTTTGGCCGCCTGGAGCATTTCGCAGATGGTGTCCACATTGTGGATTGCAAACATCACAATGCCGTCTTCACCGCATGGGTTCATTTGCTTGATGCAAACATAGCCAACATCTGAGCCGTAAACGTCTGTGTGGTCCTGACTTTGGATTTCGAGTTTCATGTCTTAAACGGAAAACCCCACCCAGACCGTGGTAGGAACTCCCGTACAAGCAACGGGACGTGACACGGAAAGGGTGGGGAAAAGTTTGTGGAACATGGCTTGTAGTTGTGGTGCCTGCGTTCGCTTCCTACGGCTCACGCTGACGGCCTCTCCTTAGCTTCCAGCCTGGGATGTGTCCAGCTCTCTCATGAGAGTTAGGAAAGCCCTTTCGGCTGTTGCCGGCACGACTCCATTCCCGAGCAGTCTGAGCTCGTCCGTTCGATTGTCACCGGAGACACACAGCTGGGCATAGTCCAGCCTACCGGCAGCCCCATCAGCGTCTCCACCCAACGGGGGTTGAGTTTGCCGCTCTGCTGCATTGCCACCTTGGTTGTCAGGAATAACTGCTTGTTGATACCTTGAGCCTTCTTGGCATCCGCTATTTGCTGCCACTTCACCGGATCCGCATTTGCTCCCGGACTGCTGTCCCCATCCGCCGATGGCGTCGGCCATGACTGCTTCACCTGCTGGTCCAGTTTGTCGATCATGCTCCCGTCCTTCTGACGGTGCGCTCCGGTCGAAACGGTGGCTGTCTGCCATTGCTTCTCCACTACATGAACCTGAGTCGTTAGCTGTGTCGCCCTCTCCAACGGTCTGCCGCTGGTTGTCGCTGTCATCCCGCAAGCACCGCTCTTGGGTGTCATCCAGAGCCTGCCTTCCTGAGACAACCCTGGGCGGCTCCCATTTGTGCTGCTGCTCGCCGGGACGGCTGGGCCATGCTTCACGACAACCGTGCTGAGTGATTCCTGACTGCCTTTCATACCTCGACTCCTGTCCTGAAAGCCTTGACGGGCTTCGCTGGCTTGAACTGTTGGCCAGTAGTACAAACGTCCCGAGGGGGGGGGGTGTTCGATTGAGCTGAGACTTGCCTTGCGAGTTCTTGGCTTCGTTCGCTGTCATTGTGGGCCAAGATGAACACCCGTTTCCGCTGGTGTGGCGCTCCGCATTCAGACGCTGAGAATATGCCCCACGTCGTTCTGTAACCCATTCCTGCCAAGTCTTCAATGACGTCGGACAGCCCCAAGCTGATATGTCCTTCGACGTTCTCAAAGAAGCAGCACCGGGGTCTGAGAAGTCGAATGCCGTCTGCGATGTAGGGCCACAAGTGCCTTGGGTCGTCTTTGCCTCGGCGCTGCCCGGCTGCACTGAAGGGCTGGCATGGGTAGCCTCCAGTGAGGATGTCCACTCGGTCGCAAAACGCTGCCCAAGGGAAGGTTTTAAGATCCGGCCAAATAGGTGTTGGGTCCATGAGTCCCGCTTCCATTTTGCTGACCAAGTTCGCAATGGCGAAGGCTTCGATCTCACAAAGAGCGACTGAGCGCAGATTTGGGATTGCTCGGTGCAGTCCAAGCTCAATGCCGCCGTATCCAGCGCACAGGCCGATGTGTGTAACTGCTTTGGGAGTATCCATGTCATGGTTGCTCCTCAATAGGCCGGAATCAGGATATCCGCCACCTGCTGGGTGAGCTGGACGTCGCGCAGGCAATAGTCGATGGCTGCTTGGCGGTCGGTATTCCACAGTAATGAGAACTCTGCCCCACTGCCTGCCTTGTCACCAAGTCCGAGGTGCCGGCTGATGGCGCCTAGGCTGCCATGGGCCCGGCTGTCCCCGAGCTGCCACACCTCGCGCAGGTCGACCACCAGATCATTCCAGTATCGGCCTTGGCGCAACCAGTACGGCGGGGTGATCCGGTGCTTCCAGGACCGCTTGATCAGGAACGGCAGGTCGAAGGCCTTGATGTTGAAGCCGACCAGCCTTGGCGTTCTCTCGTAGTAATTCAGCAGCGCCCACCATTGCCGGAGCATGGCGGCCTCGCCGTCAGCGTTTGAAGACAGGACGGATGTCTCCTGGTCCTGCTTGCGGTAACCGATGCAGAGCACCTGGCCGGATAGTGCATCCAGGGCGGCGCTTCGGATGTAGTCCGCGGTGTGAGACTCCTCGGCCTTCTGGATCTTCTCGGCGATCAGGTCCGGGTTCTTTATGTTGCCCAGCTTCACGTCGGCCGGGTTGAAAGGCGGGATGTGGAGCTGGTCGAGCGGTAGAGGCCCGGTCTCGATGTCGAAGATGATGGTCGGATTTGCTGGCATGTTGATAAAACGGTGTGGATTGGTAGTTGTGCGCGTTTGTCCGCCGATGCGCGCCCCCGGCTGCTTAACCATGAGTCCCCAGCAGCAACAGGCTGCCGGAAAGTGTGTTTAGGTCGGCTTGCCGCAATGGATGCAGCAGATGTTGCGTCTAGGCCGACGGTTCAACGGCTCGACCTCAAGCCATTCGCAGATCTCCCGGTAGCTCTTCCATCCGAATGACCAGATGGCTCCCGGGTACAGATGGCCGCTCTTGTAGAGGGCTAATGCTTCCTCCTTGGAGTGGATGCACAGATCCTCCAGGACGCGAAAGGTTCGATTGCTGAAAGGGAATCCCCACAGGCGCAGGGTCTCCTCCATCTCCTTGGCGCTGGCGATCACCTGGTGAATCCGCTGGCGCGACAGGTTCAATCGGTTGCCGATCTCCTGCAGGGTCATCCCCTCGGAACGCATCTGGACTACGCCGGGCACCAAGTGCATGAGCTTGGTGTAGTCCTTCTTGGGCTTGGGCTCAGAAAGGGATGTCATCATCGGCTGTGATCTCCTTGTTGGCCTTAATCTCCTCAAGTCGTGCGTTGATTGCGGCAATCAGGCGCTTGTCCTCGGCCGTGATGTCCTTGCTGGCCATCGCTTTCGGTACCCACACCTCAGCCAGGCCGTTGACGGCTGACTCGGTGAGGTCGGAGATCGGCGTTCCCTTGAACTTACCGACGTGAACCAAGGTCTTGCCCAGGTCGAGCTGGCGATTGGTTGAACCATCGGGGCGAACCGTCTTCACCTTGTCG